ACCCTGAATAATGGCACCGTTTGATGCTCGTGCTAGTGATTGAGGCTTAGTAGTTGCACTAGGTGAAACAAGGAAAACTACTTTCGCAGCAGCACTTGTGCCTTCTACCATTGCCTTCATCAACATATCAAGGCTAGAAAGATCTCCAAAGAACTCTTCTACTCTGCCTCGACCATAGCTTTCACCATCGCAAACATTAAATCTAAGTGCGGTCCATGGGTTGAATTTAGAAGGTGAACTAGATTCACTACCTTTGATGATTTTACCATCACATTCTTGATGCCACTTAGCCTGCCCATTACTCATGGTGACTAAAGTATAGACTTCAGCATCATCAGTTTTACCTTTACCTCTAGAGGTAGAAGCAACACCTAGCTTAGGCCCATCTTCCCCAGGACTGTTGACATCAGCACCCTCAAGAGAAGCGTGTGATAACTGAAATTCCTCGGGGAGCAGGTCTCTTCCAACCAACTCCTTTGTAACTATCTCTGTAACTTGTCCATTACCATCTCGGCTCACTACATAGCGATCTAAAGGGAACACTCGAAGGGCTTTTTTTCCCTGAAACAGCAAAGCATTGCCGCTCACAACAAGGTGTTTCATTGCTACATGCAGAATGGTGCGATCTGTAGTTTCAGCAATGTGCTGCATAACTACTCGTTCCATTTTGTTTAATGAGAGATCAATCTCGGAGCGAACTTCCGGCCCTACGTTAGGGAGCTTAGATAGTTCTGCATCATTAATCTGTAGCTTAAAAAATGTTGTATTGATTGGGAAAAGACTTAACATCATTTTTGATGCAAGTACATTTACGCCCTTACTGCCTTGTGATTGCCACGGAGTAGGTAAGTTCTCACCACTTCCAAACCCGTCTGAAGTAAGAAGGTAAGGAAGAGTAAGAGCAGCGCACTTACGGGCCATGTCAAGGTAGTTCTCCCGATCAGCTGTACCGAACTGATACCGAGCTTGTGCGGAAGTTTTCATTTAAGTAGGGATGTTTAATCCAGTTGATTTTTTCTTATTTTTGGCACTACCAATACGGAGTGTTTTATCAATTGTAGTTTTATCATTAACACTAGAAGCACCACCACGTGTAAGTCCAGCACCACCACGAACAACAGGCTTGACATTATCATTTACAAATGTGGGTGCAACTGACAAGGGATCAAAGATTTCAGATGTTCCAGTACCTGGATTAGGGGGTGGAGCAAAATCCCCAGGTGCTGAGGGGACCATTAAATTGCTAGACATATTTTGTCGCCCGGCAACTGGCTTAAGGTTTGCTATTCGTTCCCGCTCCGCAGCTGCGTCTGCTGCTTGTTGATCAATCCTGTCTTGCACAGCTTGTGCTGTAGCTGCTTGATCCTTTCTAGTCTGTTCCTGTTGAGCATTAAAAGCATCTTGAGAGGCTTTGATTGCAGCAGCCTGCTCAGCAGCTTGATCTTCCAAAAATATTCTATTACGTTCTTCTGCCTCACGTTGCCTTTTTTCAGCACGTTCTTCAGCATCTCTATCGGCGCCACCGCCGCCTCCGCCACCACACATAGTCTTACTCCAATAGTTGTTTAATAAATTCGATTACTGATCTTTGACCTGCTCGATACATAATCTCAGCAAGGGTATTTGATGGTAATGGGTTAACAATGGGAAAATTATTATCAAGCTCCAAAGTAAGACGCTCAATAGGAGCATCTCCTTTGAAAACATCCGATGCAGAAAGTTCATCCATATTGCGGTAGGTTAATGTTGCTAGCTTCAAAGAACGCTGGCATTCTGGATCTTTGAGTATCTGCTAGTTCTGGTGCTTTTCCATTGTTATAAAGAGCATCAGATTGACGCATCCAGAAATCTTTATTTAGATACTTATTATCACTGTGACCAAGAAGGTCCATAGCCCAATGGACTGTGGCCCTACGAAGCTTGTTTAAATGTTGAGTTGACTTGAGTCCTAGATCATGTGCAACCATTCCATGGAGAGCTACGTGGGTTTGTTCGTCTCGGCTAATATCACTAGCAAGACTGCGTATTCCCATGTCTCCGTTGAATCTAAAAAAGGGCAAAAGTACAAAGAACACTGACCTTTCTAGGATTGCTGTTTTAAGTATTGGATGCTCCGGTGATTCAAGCCAAGCCTTACGAATTGTCTCGGCTTCTCGCTCTGCGGATTCATCCACGCCATGAGCAGCAACAACATAGGAAAGCCCAAGGTCATGCTTATCTTCATCGGCCATGTTTGAACGTAGAGCAGGGATGACACCAGGGTCATTAGGAAGATCTTTCTCAAGTCCTTGAGACAGCATTTCTTTTACTGGTAACTCAAGCGTTCGTAAGGCAAGACAACGCTTAAGTGTTGCTTCAGAGCCCGGTACAAGCTGACCCTTATCAACTTGTAGCGGTGTCCACGAACGTTTGCGGTTCATGATTTTTGTGTAGCTACTCAGCGCAGCTGGAGCAGAAGTCGTCGTCATTGTTGTTCTGGAAATCAAAGATGTTTGCGTAGTCCTCATCCATTATCGAACTAACGTCATCTTTGCGGAGTGTATCCGGGGAGACTTGAAGCGCGTAATACAATGATGTCTGCGGACTGTTAAACCAGTCCTGAATAAATTCCTCGTTATATGTCACACAGTCACTCCAATGATTATAAGAATAACCATGAAACAAACCTGTGTTCTCTAGTAATTGGCAGATGCCATTTGCAACTGCTTTGTAATTATCCCAACCAACCTCACTAGCAATTTCCACGTCACCATAGAAATAAGATTGAACACCGAAGGTGCCTGAATCTCTGTCTACTGAGTTAGAGATTGGTGGTGCAATCTCAGGTGTTGTTGTATTGCCTCTGAGGTCGTGATACTTGTAGGAGCAAGTTGCAGTTGGCGCAATCGTGAATGCTCTGTCCATACCATAAGCCCGAGCAACATTAGCTGCATTGTTAATAGCACTGCGTAAGTCCCGAGCAATACAGAGAGCTGGGGACCAAGAGGCAGTGGTGTCATCAACGAGTGCAAGTGCTTCACCAAAAGCGGCATAACTTACTCCATGTATTGAAAGAAAATTGGCAAGTCCAAGCATCCCCAGACCAACTTGTTTATCTTCTGATGGATCCAGGTATTCACCTGTGTCACCCACGCCGGTATTAGGATGCAACTTACACAGCTCAACCATCCCCTCATAGAAAGCATCATATAGTTCATCTATTTCACAAGCCCCCAGGTTCACATGGGTAAGTAAACAACTGCCTCGGGATTTTAAAAAGATTTCCTGGCATACATTTGAAAAAACACGATCCCCTTTCTGATCGTACTTAACTTTGGTCAACCACAAATCTCCGGCCTTAAGTGACCGTAAAATTTTTTCCCGCAAATTTACTCCGGTAGCAGCCCACCATTCAGGGGTTACTTGAATACATTTTTTGATCCAAGGTAGTTCTGCTCGTGTTGCATCAACAAACTCTTCTACGTCTTGATGGCACAAATCTAGGACACAAACACACGCCCCATTGCGATAGGTTCCGCCTCTTCTAAGAACTTCGTTAAGACAAGAGTAGATCCTTGCAAACGACACTGGGCCTGAAGCGACGAGACCCTTTCCATTCTCTGTACCCCGTGGACGGAGGTTAGAAAGATGTACAGCGACTCCGGCTGCATGCCGAAGGGCAAATGATACATAGCGCCACGATTTCTCAATTCCATTTTCACCTGTCATTGAATCGTCAACTACAAAAACTGTGCAGCTAACGGGTAATTTTGATTCAGGATTATCCATCCATGAACGCACTCGACCTGTGCGAGCAATGTAATCTTTAGTCATAATAAATCAGTTAGAATAGGTTCTGAGTAAAAAGGCCCCTTCAACACCTTTCCATCTCCACGAAAGATAGGGTTACCATTTTCATCTAGTTTGGACATATTGGACTTATGGATGCGGTCCATAATCTCATCTAGATCCCAACCTTTATTTGCAGCATATTGATAACAAACATATACCAGATCTCCAAGCTCTTTTGCCTCACATTCATCCGATTGATGATGGAAAGCTTCGTGAAACTCTGACCACTCTTCATCGATCAAAGACTTCTGGGTCATCGTCGCCGATGAAGTATTCGCTAGTTTGTACGTTGTACGAAATTCTTGGGCTTGAAGCATTAATGGTGTTTTCCAGTTCATTTTGTAAGTAGTGGATGGCTTTGGTGAGATCTTGAATTTTGGACTCTTTATGCCCTGCACGGGCGATATACTTGACGGCACAGCCAAGGTGATAATTCAACTCTTGTTCGCGGATGAAGTCCCAGACTTCCGTTTTACCGCGCTGATAGTAGGTAGGGCCTTTGTTCATTGTGGTGTAAAAAGAATTGGACGACCGGTTTGAAAATTAAAATCAGGAGCTTGTAGAATTTTTGCTAAGCGTAGATTCCGCAAAGCATCAACCTCTGTTTGGCCTGCCTCTAAATAAGCTTCTAGGACAGCTGACCAGTAATTACCTTTTGCCTTCTTAAGAATGATCTCGGCCTTCTTAGGACCGACTCCCGTGCAACCTTTGTAGCCATCAGTTGCATCACCGGTAAGAGCTTGCTCGTAGAGCTTGCGTTCTGCAGCCTCTGGAGTTTGAGTAAATTCGGTTTTGAGATCATAAATACGGCATGGGATTTGAAGCATGTCTTTGTCTGGTGAGATCAAAACAAAATCACCAAGATGTCCCTGAGTGGCAGTAATACCTAAAACATCATCTGCTTCAAGACCTGGCATCATCTGTGATTTGTAGCATTCCCTCCCCCAAGCCACGAGCTTGCGGTAACCGGCAGGCTTACGCTTCGTCCGGTTGCCTTTGTACGTCGGGTCAATGTCCTTCCTAAAATTCTTACTATCCGTAAAAAAGAGAAGTACATCTTCCGTTTTAAATTTCTGCTTGAGATTTGCAATTTCTTGGTTGACAATTGATTTAGCTTTGCGATAATCACCAACAATTACGGTGACATCTTCTGAATATTCATGCTCATCTTCACTCGCGCTAGCAGCTCGATAGAAGAAATAGTCAGCATCAATTAGCAATAGTGGATTCATTTGTGGTAGTGGAAACGATACGGTAATCTTTTGACCAGAAGTTTTCTAGTCCGGGTGGAACTGCGTTCTGTTTCCAACGCACTGTCCAGTCAGCAAAGTCACCCTTTGGTTCGACGATGACTGGATAGACGGGAGACTTAACGAGCCAAGCATTGTGTGCATGCCAGAAGTTGCGCCGAGAATTCCATGTGGATACTTTCACGTCTAGTTGGTAGACCTTTCCTTGGTAGCGCATGATTAGGTCACAGTTACCAGTTGTGTATCCATTAGGAAAAACCTCAGCCCCCTTCCAGGC